ATTGCTCAGAATCAGACAAAGCTTGAAGGAACTGAGAACAGGCTGACATTAGAGACTCAGGGGCGAGTTGATCTAGACAAGATTGGTGCCCAGGGCGATATTGAAAAAGCATTGCTGAAGACACAGGGTGAGCAGGCAATTGCTCAAATTGGTGCGCAAGGGGATGTTGATAAAGCCCTGTTGCAGACAACAGGAGAGCAGGCAATCCAACAGATCAAAGAGGCCGGTAATCAGGACTTAAGGCGTATAAGTGAGCAAGGAAATGTCGATGTAACCAAGATTGGTGCACAGGGTGAGATCGACAAGGCACTCCTAGGAACACAAGGTGAACAGGCAATCAGTCAGATCAAGGAGTCTGGAACACAGGATATTGCGCGTATTGGCGAGCAGGGAAAGGTTGACGTTGCAAGCATTAAAGCGAAGGGAGCTGTTGATTTAGCAAATATCGGAGCACAGGGTACAGAGCAACGGGCGAATATCGCAGCAGAAGGTACCGCTGACATCGGTCGCATTGGTGCTCAGAAAGATGCCGACATTGCGAAGATCGGTGCGCAGGGTGTTGCAGATGTCACAAAGATCGGAGCTCAAGGACGTGAAGATCGAGCCAACATCGAGACGCAGGGGGGCCAGGATCGCGAGACGATGCGCATGGCAAATCGACTGGAGGCCAAGACTCGAGCCAATCAGTCGATGTTTGCCCGTGGTCTAGCCGGTAAATTCTGATGGCTACCAAGACAAACACCAGTGGCTCCAAGGTCTACCTAACAGTGGTCGATCAGTGGTTAGACACGTTGCCTGCAGCTGATTCAGAGGACTTTAGAGAGTTTGCTGAGTACACCCCATCAATCATTGAGATCTGGGTATTTGCAGGGATCTTGGGATACGAGGGTAAATTCACTGACCTATCGCGTTGGGTCAAGATGAAGTACAAGAAGCTGAACCGACGGGAGATCCTCAACAGCGAGATTGCAGCACTACATGCAGATATCCAAGAGCTACGTATGGCAATCACCTCAGGAGAGATTAAGGGGGATAACGGTGCTCAACGTCTAGCCGCGTTGGAGAAAGAGCTGCGGTCCCACATCGAATCCAGCGAGAAGATGAACCGCAGTGCCGATAAGCGCGGACTGATCCTGGCGGGTGCAGACCGTGTGATGCGTGAGATGACGGCGATCTTCAAAGACGATCCTCAGTTTTCAGAGCCGATCGAGAACGCAATCAATGCCGTCTGGGCCAAGCTATCAAGTGAGCTGAGCAATGGGTAACGAAGGCATCCCAGAGATACAGAAGACTGACGTCGAAACGCTGAGACTGCGGTCAAAGGTTGGCGCATCATTGCCACCGATAGCAAATGTCAGCAGCGACCCCTTATCGGGTTACAGCACAAAAGCGGCTGATGCTGCACAGCTGGCCTACGAAACAGGTCTCTCCTATGACGAGACAAGAGCCAACCTCAAGCGCAACAAGATGGTGTCCAAAGCAGAGGACAGGATGATCGAGAGAGGGATACGCGAGCTGGGCAAGAATGCGGCTAAACGTCAGAGAGCTCAGGCAAGAAACCGAGTGATGGGGCGCAATCGCTATACGGATCGCTTTGCCGGTGAAGTCATGGGACTCGGCAAGGATGTCTTTAAGGTATTAAAATAGTCTGTATAAAAGTAATACATATCTATGGCAATACCTAGTGCTGCTCTGGCATACCGCCGGAATGCTTTGATGTCGGCTACAAAGGTATCGTCAAAGCCTCCGTCTAAAGAAGTACTGGAAGCACGGGATAACTTTGCGGATTTTTGTAGGTTTATGGGTAAACCTCCAGCACGGCACATGCTGGAGTGGCATAACGAACTTTGTACTGGGGAAGATTCAGAATGTCTGTTAGGGGTAGCAGGTCAGAACACTTCAATTTTGGCACCACGGGGATCTGCCAAAAGTACTGTGCTTGGTTTGTTTGCAGCCTGGATGATAGGCCGACATGCCGCTGCCAAGAAGATGCTGCGGATTCTCTACATCGCTTACATGGTCGATATCAGCAGGGCAAAGAGCGCGACAATTAAAGGAATCCTCAGCAGCTCGAAGTACCGAGAGGTCTTCCCAATGGTACGGCTATCAAAGATCAAGCGTTCAGATGAATACTGGAGTATTGATTATGAATTTGCAGGGATTGATACTGCAGGAGAAGAGGCGTTCACCATTGCGTGTGGTGGTCTCAAGGGTGCGATCACGTCAAAGAGATCGCAGTTGGTGCTGATCGATGACCCTATTAAATCTGCTGCATCCATCAACAACCCGGACATACGGCGTGAAATGGAACAAACGTGGTCGAACGTTATCGCACCAACGATGTTCCAAGGGGCAAGAGCAATCTGTTTGGGAACCAGGTTCCACTTTGACGATATTCATGCCACGTTATTTGTACCAAAGAACAATTGGAAGCAGATTGTCCAGAAGGCGATCCTCACGGACAAAGAGGGAAGGATGCGGTCATACTGGCCGGAGTTCTGGTCGATGAAGTATTTGAAAGAGCGTAAATCAGAGGACCGTGTTGCGTTTGCTTATCAGTATCTCAATACCGCTGTGCAGTCAAGCGACGTTGGTATATCACCGGAACTCATTGTTAAAGGGGAAGTTCCTGAAGACTATGACTGCATTGGTGTGGGGATTGACCTCAGTGCGGGGCTATCGGAAAAGAACGACTGGACGGTGTTCACGCTTGGCGGCATTAAAGATGGCAAGACATATCTGATCGATCAGCGCAGGATCAGAGCTATGGGGAACATGGATAAGATGGACGTGCTGTGCGAAATGCTGGCGGATTGGCATATCCTTATTGAGAATGAAACGGGGCAATATTTCCCAACGACCTCACCCTGTGTGATCTGGCCTGAAGCAGTTGCTTATCAGACGTCATTCGAAGGTGACTTCAAAAGAATTATGTTCGATGAGCGTTCATTGTTTAACCTGAGCATATCTCCAGTAAAAGGGTTCAGGGGTGACAAACTTGCACGGCTTCGTGGCGTATTGGGGTTATATGAGCACAAAAAGATTGTTTGGAACAAGTGGCGGAAGTGGGATGTACTTGAAGAGGAGCTACTGAACTTCGGCCATGCAAGCCATGATGATGCTGTGGATTCGATGGTATTAACAATTGGTGGATTGTTGCGTAGAGGAAGTTTACAAGTAGACTACAATAGTGAAAGCTTATAGTTATCGTTGAAGTAAAATGGCCAGAGCGGATAGGAAAGCTAATCGTCAAGCAAAAAGAAAAGACGCTCGCACACGCGTGGGTAGGCGCTTAAAACTTGGCAAGAACGTTAACGCTTCAAAGATTGCCGAGAAAGCGGGTGTCAGTGAAAAACGAGCTCAAAAGATTATTGATAGAGGTGAGCGTAAAGCACGGAGAAACCATGCACAAGATATGGTAAATAATCGCATAGAAAAGAATAAGGGTCTAAACGCTTGGAAAATTGCACATAAAACTGGTGTAAGCGAAAAACGAGCTCAAAAGATTATTGATAGAGGTGGTCAAAAGAATACTTTCACAGAGTCCAAAAAAACCGATACGCCAGTCAAGACAGCAAAATATCAAAGCGGTCAGCAATATTATTCTGATGGCAAGCTTGTAGATATGGGGCCTCCTAATAAGGAGAAGCCAGGACAAGACAACAATCCTTATACCGTTAAGAATATTCAAAACTTTGACTTAACTGCCGGCGGTGCTGGTGCAAAGAAAGGTACAGAACGGCTGAGTGCGCAGGATATTAAACGACTGAGAACTCAAGGTGGATTTAGCAGAAAAGAACTAGTTGACTATGCCGATAACACTGACTTCGGTGATGGTCCTGGCGCATCTGGCGGGAAAGCGCAAGCACTGTTGTCCAAGTACAAGGATGCGATTGCAGAAAAGAAAGACAAGAAGAATAAGGAACAACCGGTAGCGGAAGATGCCCGTTTGGGAAGTGAAGAAGAAGTAACGCCACCAGCACCCCCAGCCCCTGTTGAAAAGACGTCAGTTGTTCAGACGGGAGAGAATAACT